TCTTTTTTTTAACGTGCGCGTAGCGACGTAGCTACCCCTTTCCGACATTGTTCTTCAGCGTTGGCTCTCCGTATAGTTTTTCAAGCCTTTCTCTTCTCTTTAGGTTTCTTTTTTCGTTTTCATATTTTTTCTGCTCCCAGTTCTTTGCATTGTCTCCATATCCCATTCGTTTATTCTTATTTCTTGCCTTTCTTAGTACTTTGAAGTACTCTTTATCATCTATGCTTATATCTATTTTTACTCCATTTACCCACCTCTCTTGCTTATCCAATTTTTCTAACCACATTTTTTCTTTTTCTTCCTCTGTATATATTTTGTTTCTATAATATATTGGTAATGCTAATTCACTTCCATCCTTTGTTTTATATGTTTCTATTGTTTCACCTTGTTTATATTTATTTCTTTCTTTATCTTTCCTTTGGATATAACTTTTACCTATTCCTTTACTTGTGAATATTTTACTGTTATATTCTTTATGATATTTATCTATTTTATTAACGTATTTTACTATATAATTAATTGTCTTCTCGTTTACATATTGTCCTATCCATACTTTCCCGTATTTCCAAATTTTTGTTATATCCTTTAATTCTTGGGTCCATACTATACCATGTATATGCACTCGTTCTGTACTTGTGGACCCTAATTCAGTTACTAGCCAGTGTCTTAATGTTTTTCCGTACTTTTTTCTCCATCTTTCTGTATATCTTCTAACAGCTATTCTGCATATTTCATTATCTCTATTATATCCTGTTAATTTTGTTATTTCATTATCTAATTTTTGTAGTTCATGTTCGCTAAACGTATACGTTACGAACTTTGCGTTTTTATTTACTCTTAGATCCTCCTGTAATCTTACTCTCCATTGTGTTGCTTTTTGTTTCTTACATTCCATACATTTCCCGCACCCTACTGGTACTTGTAGTACTCTTTCATCATATACGGGAGGTATTACCCCCCCGTTTTTCTTATTTGCTATATATTTCCTGTTTTTTATTAGTCTTGGATATAGGCACATTTATAGCGTTTCTAAGTATCTATCTACATTTGGGAATAATGTTTCCATTATTACTTTAAATCCATCTTTAGCAAACATTTCTACTATATCTTTCATTTCCATTCCTACCCCTTTTAATTGTTTTATTAATGGTGCTTCTGTTTCTGATATATTATATTTTTTCAAATATTCTTCATCTAATCCTCTAATTTCATTTACTATATTTTGGTATTCTGTTTCACTTACTTTTTTTAATGCTTCTTTTGCGCTTACATTTGCTTTTTCTAATAGTGCTTTTGCTTCTGCTGCTAATTTGTTTGCTACACCTTCTTTCTCGTTTCCAGTTTTTGCATCCAAGTTATCTGCTTGTGCTTGCATTAATTTCATTTGCATTCCCATCATTGCTGTGTTCATATCTACATTTGGTTGACTTGGTGCTTGAGCTCCTGCTGCACTTCCTCCTCCTTGACTACCTGTAGTTGCTCCACCTCCACCTTTCATTCCATACATTAGGCTTGGGTTTAATCCCGCGTCTCTCATATGCTTCATTTGGTTTCCATAGTTTGTATAATCCCACATTTGTTTCTGTAGGTTATATCCTTGTAGGTTTAATCCCATTTGATTTTGATACTGTTGTTGTTGTAGTTTTTGAGTTTGTTCATACGCTTTTTGATTGCGTTTGTTTTGCACTCCCATTCCTACACCTGTCATTGCTGCTCCTACTCCTGCTGCAGCCATTGTTGCTCCTGCCATTCCTATTGCCATTATTTCTCTTTTTTAATTAGTTCTACCTCTTTTAGATACATTTGTATCTTCTCTGTTGCTTTTATTAATCTATAGTTTTTGTACATATCTCCTGTATATCCATCCATACATCCTATGTCTTGTATTATTCCTATATTTTCTACTATTCCTTTTTTTATTATTTCTATTGTCATCACTTCTTTTTCTGCTACTATCTTCATCATTTCTTTTTTTTCGCGCTTTTACAAAGCGTTTATATTTCCTTGATATATAAGTACAGATGCGTACCACCCTTCCAAATAAGTAGGGGATTTCTCCCCCACTTCTTATTTAATCATTGGTGCCTTCTGTTGACTTAGCTCCGCTATCTACCTCTTTTTCAGGTTTCATTTCTACTACCTTTGCTTCTTTTTTATCTTTTCTTTTTTCTGCTCTGGCTTCTCTTTTAGCTTTCACTGTACCACTTACATGATCCATAGCCTCTGCTGCTATTTCCCATCTATCCGTCCGAATATTATACGCTGCTCCTACTCCATCTTTTCGCTCTGTGAATATCTCAGGTGCCCCGTCTGTAATCGGTTCCTTATTGCTTACTATTCTTTCGATTTTCCACTCTAGAGGCTCACCCTCTAATTTTTCTACACTTTTTAGTTGTGTTTTGTTGTATTTTGCTTTTTTATACATTTCTTTTTTTTTATAAGTTAGGAATTATTTTAGCACTCATTTTTCTTCTTGCTGTAATATTGTTTCCAATTTGCACCCAAAAGTTTTGACTATCTATTGCTGTCTCTGCGAATATATTATTAAACTTACTAGGGTCTACATATGTTGTTACATCTTCAATCCCTGTTGTTCCTTGTTCATATCTTCGATTCAGTGTCATAAACATCTCTTTTTCTTTTATTGCAAAGTTTCCTTTACATTGGTTCACATTTGTCATGTAGTTTATCCATGCTGGCTGTTTCCCCACTTCGTTATATTCTACCTTCATGTTATCATTGTTGTCTACTGTTGTATCGAACCATCCCATTTGGTCTGTTAATAACGATTGGTATCCTATTTCATCTAATGCCGGTTTATGTAGGTCATTTAACGTTTTTAAACTCATGTCCCATTTATTTCCCTGACTGTAATCCAAAATTGGTGTTAAGCTTATTATCCCTATAATATAACTCGGTTCGTTTACTTTGATTTTAATCTTACCTCCTTTATTCTTACCTGATAATCTTCCTCTTCCCGCTAGTGTTCCTAATGGCTGTGTATTCAGTCCTGTTTCCGTTGTTGTCTGCGTATCTGCATTACTTACTACTTCTTCGAATCCTAGCTCTTTAATTAAGCTTCCATGATATACTGGGCTTTCTACACTCTTTGCTCTTTCATGCGTGTATACCGCATCTAACCAATCATCGTAGCTTCCTCCACTTACTGCAATTCTATTTAGCATGTTATACACTTTCTGACTTAGATTTAACGTATCAATCGTAAAATCTCCTCCACTTGTGTCAATTGCTGTTACTTCACTTACACTATCTGTTCCTTCTATCCATTTTGTACTAATCCAATTATTGAATAGATCACTTTGATATGTTTTTAACGCTAGTCCTTCCTGATTTGATTTACAGAATGCATTTTCATAATCTCCTGTTGCTGCTCCGTTTAGTGTATCTAACGCGAATCCGTATGGTGCTTGACTTGTATAATCTACTTCAAACGCTGTTGCAGCTCCTGTTGCTTGTAGTATATCCTCTCTCATATCGTCTATATTTGTTAATCTAAACTTTTTAAGCTGAGGTAATCCACTTCCTTGTGCTTCTGTATTTTCAATTAATGTTTGTGCTGTTGCATCAAACTCTACGTTTCCACTTGGACCTCCATATCCTCCACTAAATGTTAATGTATATACATTTGGTATCGCTGTTTCTGCCCATACTGCATTATCGAATATGCTATTTACGTTTATTGGGTAGTTTCCGTCTATTTCAATTTTTATATCATCTTTATTTACTGCTCCCCATGGGTCACTATCATTATCCCATACTATTGCATATATTAAACTTACTTCTCCTGTTTCTGTATTTGTTGTTATTCCACTTCCTGCTGGACCAATATCTCCTAATGATGTTCCATCTTTTACAAGTGCTACATTTGCTATTTTCCATTCATTACTCTGGTCTGCTTGATGTATTACATAAGCATCTGTTTCCATTTTATTACTGTAATAATTTTTAAATATTTCCCAGTACCCTAAATATGGTACTGCATTGAATTCTCTTTCAATATTTCCTTCCGTTCCATCTTCCGTTCTTCCACATCCTCGTACATTTAAGTACGATAATATACTGCTTGGGTTTACTTGGCTGTTTTCATCTAATTGTGCTGGATCATAGTTTGCTAACACCTTCATCTGTGGTAGGTGTATTTCACTCATATCCATACCAATATTCAACATATTCATATGTAATTTCCCGTTATATAATCTTATCGGGCATTCGAATACATCTAATTGAACTTTATAGCTTCCAAATAATGGTCCTATTGTTGGTAATGTTTTTACATCACACTCTAGGTCTATATCCCAACTATCGCCTGGCAAGGCTAATTCACTCATGAACGGTACTAATGTTCCACTACTCATACTACTTCGCCACACATAACTCAGGTCGTGCGTACTTCTATTATAATTTCTTAAGCTTACTTCTTGCTTGTTACCTGACCCCAGTCGGTCTCCTCCAATTGTTGTTTTCATCTTTTAGTCGTTTTTTTGTGTTAATTTATTTTCTTCTTTGATTTTTTCTAGTATCATCATTACCTGTACTATTCTATTCCATGTAATCTTCTCTAACTGTTCTCTTATTTCTTCTTTTGTTTGTGCTGTTTCTGTCAGTCTATATCCCCCCATTACTCCGAAGCTTTCTTCTTTAATTGTTATAATTGTAAATGGGCTGTCTTTTATTTCTTCTTTTTGTATTAACTCCGTTCTGTCATCGATTTCTTCTTTACTTAAATAACCTTTGTTGTTTACTTTTTTCGCATTCTTTTGTGATCTCTCTAACGTTGTAGTTTCCATCTTTTGTAAATTTAGTTGTTTGGTTAATTTTTATGTACTCTCCGTTTTCAATTCTATTCTTTGTTATGATCTCTCCTGTTTCTACGTCTACGCATAGTATCTCTGTCTTCCATTCTGAGTTTGGCCATCTCTTCTTCATCGTGTTTAAATGGGTTCATCCCTGTTTTTTCTTTGTAATCTTTTATTGCTTTTTTTACGCTCTGGTAGTTCCGATTCCTCATATGCTTGTAGTATAAACACTATTATTTTGATTATAAGTCTTATAATCTTTATTACTCTGTTTGGTATTTCTGTTATTTTCTTTAGTATTTTCATTTTTCTTTTTTGCTAACTTACTAATTTTTTTTTTATTTTCCTAAACCTCTTTTTTTTAACGTGCGCGTAGCGACGTAGCTACCCCTTTCCGACATTGTTCTTCAGCGTTGGCTCTCCGTATAGTTTTTCAAGCCTTTCTCTTCTCTTTAGGTTTCTTTTTTCGTTTTC